ACGATGGAAAGGGCGGTAAACAACACAATGCATCTGTGTTAGCAGATAAGATTGGTATGGGTATTAACCAACGTATTTCAGGTTCAAGAAAGGCTGATACCAAATTTGAAAACAGTTTGGTTATTGTCAATCAACCATGGGTTGAACTTCCCGATAATCCTTTCGGTCAACCCAAGATTAAAGCTAAAGGTGGTGAGGCCATTTGGTTAAACTCATCTTTGGTATTTTTGTTTGGTAATCAAAAAGGTGCTGGTACCACCAAGATTACAGCAACCAAGGATAAGCGAACTGTTAAGTTTGCAACTCGTACCAAAGTTTCCGTATTGAAAAATCACATCAATGGATTGGGTTACGAAGACGGAAAAATCATTGTCACCCCACATGGTTTCTTGGCCGGTAAAGAGGCTGCTGAAGAAAAGGCATCCATCGAATCCTACAAGAAAGACCATGCCGATTATTGGAAAACTATAATTGGTTCAGATGGTGATTTTGCGTTGTCAGAGGAAAAGGAAAGTGAAAATCTATAAACATCTTTTTAGTGAGGACTCTTTTAGTAGATGGTGATAACCTATTCAAAATCGGATTTCATGGAGTCAGAGAATTCTATGTCGATGGTGAACATATTGGAGGAGTCTTCCACTTTGTCAACACCCTTAGAAAACAAGTGGATGAGTACGACTACGACAAAGTCGTTGTCTTTTGGGACGGTATCGGTAACTCATCCGTCAGACGTGAAATATATCCTAAGTACAAACTGAATCGTCGTCAGACGATGAATGAATACCAACACGAGTCCTACAGATACCAAAAGGAACGTGTTAAACAGTATTTGGAGGAATGTTTCATTAGACAAATTAGAGTTGATAACAACGAAGCTGACGACCTTATTGCCTACTACTGTTTAATCGGTACTGATGAACAAAAGGTAATATTGTCTGCAGACCAAGATTTAATCCAACTCGTAAGTCCCACAACATCTATTTATTCACCAATTAAGAAGTTCTTCATTAGAAATGGGGAAAAAATTAATATGTTAGGACAACAAATCCCACATGAAAATGTAAGAACAATTAAGGTGATTATGGGTGACAAAAGCGATAATATTGATGGTATTTCTTTGATGGGTGACAAAACCTTTCTAAAATTTTTTCCTGAGGTAGTTGACAGAGTTGTCAATGTATCGGATATTTTGGAGAGAGGACAACAACTTTTAGAAGAACACAAATCAAACAAAGCCCTTATGAATCTTACTAAAGGAATCACTAAAGACGGTGAGTTGGGTTTGGAGTTCTTCGAAAGAAACAAAAAGATTGTTGACCTGTTGAACCCTTTGATTTCAGATGAGGGTAAAGAAATGGTCGAACTTTATTATCGTGAAACATTGGACCCCGAAGGGAGGGGGTCAAAGAACCTTATCAGAATGATGACAGAGGATGGGTTTTTTAAGTACCTTCCAAAGGATGATGAAGCGTTTGTGAACTTTGTTAAACCTTTCACCAAACTCACAAGAAAAGAAAAAAGAAAATTCAATCAAGAAAACAATTAATTAAAATTTTATGAAAGAACAAGATATTGTAAAAATGGAGTTTTTGATTACGTTGAACAACAACATCGTAATCCAAAGATACTTCAATGTCCGAGGTTATAACCCAACCGCTCGAGCGTCTATGGACCTACATGAGTATGTCAAAGATTTTGTTGACAGTTTTGAAAGTACCCAAAAGATGCGCACCGTAATGTACATGATGGATAATCAGTACGAAATTTTGGAGGATGCGTCTATTTTGGAAACTAATAATACCGATGGACCTGAAGTATTTCATTTTTACGTAAAAATTGGGGAGCAGACAATTTGTCATAGAATCCTTGATGCAAAAATTTTCCCACCTAAAATAAGATACACCGTAGACATCCGCCAGCAAGCAAAAACTGTGCTTCGCGACCTAACTGACATATTTTCAGATGAAAATTTTACTACAAGTTACCTGAATTATCAACTCGCTTGAGGTATTTATAACTTACAGAAAAGGGAAAAAATAAATTATGTCAAATAGGAATTTCGAATACTTAGGAAATACATTTCAACTACAATTACTAAATCAAATAATACTGGACAAGGACTTTGCTCATTCCATCATTGACGTAATTGAACCTTCTCATTTTGAGAACAAATACTTCAAAACTTTGTTGCAGTTAACTAAGGAATATTATTCTAAGTATGACTGCACACCATCGTTTGAAACTCTCGGACAGGTAGTAAAGAGTGAGTTCCCACAAGAACTCATGTTAAAAATACTCAACGATACAATCAAACAAATTCAAGACTCCTCGATTGAAGGTGCAAGTTTTGTTCAAGAAAAGGCTCTCAAGTTTTGTAAACAACAAGAGCTTCAAAAGGCCATTGTCAAATCCCAAAAAATTCTTGATAATGGTGAGTTTGAGAACTACGAAAAACTTGAAGAACTATTCAGAGCCGCAATCCAAATCGGTGAAAATGGTAATAAAATCGAGGACGTATTCAATAATCTTGATGATGTCCTTAATGAAGATTTTAGACACCCAATTCCTATGGGAATTAGTGGTATTGACAAGTTATTGAAAGGTGGGCTTGCTAAAGGAGAGTTAGGTGTAATATTAGCACCAACAGGTGTGGGTAAAACAACTATTCTATCCAAAATTGCTAACAGTGCATTCAACAACGGATATAACGTATTACAATTATTCTTTGAGGACAATCCAAAAGTAATCCAAAGAAAACACTTTACGATGTGGACAGGAATCGCTCCCGATGAACTACCAAGTCACCGTGAAGAAGTTTTGGAAAAGGCACGTCAAGTCAAAGAGGAAATGACAAACAAGTTGTTTCTCAAAAAGTTACCATCAGACCAATTTACCATGAATCAAATTAAAAATATGATTCGTAAAATGATTGCCGATGGACATCGAATTGATATGATAGTTTTGGACTACATCGATTGTATTGTTCCTGACAGAAACTTGGGTGACGAGTGGAAAAGTGAAGGTTCGGTCATGCGTGGATACGAAGCACTGTGTCATGAATTAGGAGTTGTAGGTTGGACTGCAACACAGGGTAACAGAAGCTCTATATCTTCTGAGGTTGTTACCACCGACCAGATGGGTGGTTCTATCAAAAAAGCACAAGTAGGTCACGTTATCATTTCTGTGGCAAAAACATTACAACAAAAAGAAATGAATTTAGCAACTATCGCAATTACCAAATCACGTGTTGGTAAGGACGGAGTTATCTTTGAAAACTGTAAGTTCAACAACGAGTTGTTGGATATTGATACGGAAAGCTCTGTAACTTTCTTAGGATTTGAAGAAAAGAAAGAGGAGAAAAACAGAGACCGAATCAAAGAACTTATGGAAAAAAGAAAACAAAGAGAACATACAAATTAAATTTTATAAAGAATATGGAAAAGATTTTGCAAGAAAATCCCGGACGTTTCGTGTTGTTCCCTATACAACATCATGACTTGTGGAAATTATATAAACAAGCTGAAGCATGTATTTGGACTGCGGAAGAAATCGATTTGTCTCAAGACTTAATCGATTGGGAAAAATTAAATGAGGGTGAAAAACACTTCGTTAAACACGTGTTAGCGTTCTTCGCAGCAAGTGATGGTATTGTTAATGAAAACTTGGCAGAAAACTTCGTCAAAGAAGTACAATATACTGAAGCTAAGTTCTTCTACGGATTCCAAATAATGATGGAAAACATTCACTCAGAGACCTACTCACTTTTGATAGATACCTATATTAAAGATAAAGAAGAACAAAATAGATTGTTCAATGCAATTGATACCGTACCTGCGGTACAGAAAAAAGCTCAATGGGCATTAAAGTGGATTAACTCAGAATCATTTGTTGAAAGATTGTTGGCGTTCGCTGCCGTTGAAGGTATTTTCTTTTCGGGCTCATTTTGTTCAATCTTTTGGCTCAAAAAACGTGGTTTGATGCCTGGATTGAGCTTCTCAAATGAGCTGATTTCTCGAGACGAAGGTTTACATACAAATTTTGCGGTACACTTGTATAACCAACACATCGAAAATAAACTTTCCAAAGAAAGAGTCATTGAAATTTTAGGTTCGGCTTTGGAAATTGAAAAAGAATTTATTACAGAATCACTTCCTGTTGATTTGATTGGTATGAATTCTACATTAATGTCTCAATACTTGGAATATGTGACTGACAGATTGTTGGTTGATTTGGGTATTGGAAAAGTATATAACTCAGAAAATCCTTTTGATTTCATGAAAAATATTGCTTTGGAAAACAAAACAAATTTCTTTGAAAAAAGAGTTTCAGATTATTCCAAGAGTGGTGTTGGTGATGTTGAAGAAAAAGAATTAAACTTTGAAGAAGATTTTTAATTATGGAAGTAGTAAAAAGAGACGGAACCCGAGAACCTGTCAAGTTTGATAAAATCTCGGCAAGAATTAAAAAACAAACATACGGACTCAACGAAGATTATGTTGATTATGTAGAAGTTTCTAGGAAAGTCATCGCGGGTTTGTATGACGGGGTAACTACTGAAGAGTTGGATGTTTTGGCGGCAGAAACCGCGGCATCACTTATCACAAATCATCCTGATTACTCCAAACTTGCATCAAGAATTGCTATCAGTTCTTTGTATAAAAGAGTTGATAAACACTTTAGTTCTACGGCAAAAAAGTTGTATGAATATATCAATCCGAAAACAGGTGAAAAGGCTGGTATGATTTCAGACGAAACATATTCTGTGATTGAAAAGTATGGTCGTGAACTTGATGCAATGATGGTACATGATAGAGATTTCAATTTTGATTACTTCGGATTCAAAACTTTGGAAAAAAGTTACCTACTGAAAATGTATGGACAAGTTGCTGAAACACCACAACATCTTTACATGAGAGTTTCGGTAGGTATATGGGGAGACAATTTGGAAATGGTTCAGAAAACATACGATATGTTGAGTGAAGGTTTATTTACTCACGCAACACCAACATTGTTTAACGCTGGTACCAAACGTCCTCAACTTTCATCGTGTTTCTTAATCGATGTTCATGATGATTCTATTCCTGGTATCTACAAAACTCTCAGCGATGCTGCGGTAATTTCACAAAACGCTGGTGGTATTGGAATTAATATTCACAAAATTAGGGCAAAAGGTGCATACATTAAAGGTACTAACGGAACATCAAACGGAATTGTTCCGATGTTGAAAGTATTCAACGAAACTGCTCGATATGTAGACCAAGGTGGTGGAAAAAGAAAAGGTTCGATAGCAATCTATTTAGAACCATGGCATGCTGATGTAGAGGATTTCTTAGATTTACGTAAGAACCATGGTAAAGAAGAGATGAGAGCTAGAGATTTATTCTTAGCTCTTTGGACACCAAACTTATTTATGGAAAGAGTAGAATCTGGTGGTGATTGGTCACTATTCTCTCCTGACGAGGTACCTGGTTTGGTCGATGCGTATGATAATCCTGACGATAAAAAGTTTACCAAACTTTATGAAAAATACGAGTCGGAAGGAAAGGCTATTAAAGTGATGAAGGCGAGAGATTTGTGGGAAAAGATTTTGGATGCTCAGATTGAAACTGGTACACCATATATGTTGTATAAGGACCAAGCTAATTCCAAATCAAATCAAAAGAATTTGGGAACAATTAAGTCTTCAAATCTTTGTACAGAAATTATTGAATACACCGATTCTAAAGAAACTGCGGTCTGTAACTTAGCGTCTATTGCACTACCTAAATTTGTTGAGATTCCTAGTGGAAAAGTTAGAGAAAAGAATAAAAAACTCAGAACTTTTGATTTCAAACATCTCTATGATGTAACCTATCAGGCGACAGTTAATTTGAACAAAGTTATTGACGTTAATTTTTATCCTACACCTGAAACCAAACGTTCAAATATGAAACACCGTCCAATAGGACTGGGAGTCCAAGGATTAGCAGACACG